GCAGAACCTCCCGCTGGAACTTCAATGGTTAACTGTGTTGCCGTGTCTGTTACAACTGTTCCGACTTGTGGATTACCTACCGCATCACTTTGAACTACTACCGCTTTTGTATTTCCTGAGGGTGTAGATGTTACAGAGGTTCCATTAAATGAAACCAATACATCATCACAACCAGGTGTTGGAGGTGGTGTTATTCCCGTCATTGGGATAGAACAAGAATCATACTTAAAACCTTGTTCTAGTTTTATATCTATGTAGAACCCCGTCAAAGAGTCCATTAATGTGTCATGAAATGGAGTCCCTAAAGTACTTTTAAGAATATCTAAATCGGGATAATTATGGTCTTGAACCCAAAATGACATTAAATCTTGAGCACATTGTAACATGTCACTCTTAGCCTCAACTACGTTAGTTTGTTCTAATGTTTCGGGGTCAGTATTTTTAAGAGTCGGTACTTGTGATAAGAAGTAAACTCTAAACGAATAAGTTACCGAACCAGTAGCAAAGGGAAAGGGCTGATCTTCAACCCACATCATAGGATACTTGCGTATCTTCTGCTTGTCGTGCTCTACAATCTGGAAGGCTTCACCTGTTCCGTACGACTTTAGATAAAAGTGATTGTCCGCGAACTCCTGAAACTTGCTTATTATTTGCTTGTAGCTTAACATATTCTAATAACTTCTTTTCTACTTTTTTTCTCTTGTCTATTTTCTTACTCACGGCTTTTGCATATTTTAGAACTATAAGGCCCACCCAAATAGACACTTACTGTTGGCATACCGTCTTGCGGCCTTGTCTCGTCATATTCATCCTCTGTGTCATATTCTGGGTATAATGATTCGTTTGCACAAAGATATGAGCTAATACGCTCTGTAAAGAACTCTGCTTTGTCTTTGAATCTGTTTTCAATCCTACTCAATTCCTTTGTAGATATTGGAGCACTGTTTGTACTGTTTTTTGTGCTTACTGCTTTATCTCTAAACTTAAATAATAAAGGAATCTGAACCTCATACATTACCCAATACTGTAAAGCATCAGCGCAATAATCATCAACTAAGGTTAAATAAACACCTGTTAAAGTACTTGCTTCAATGTCTGATAGTATTTTATCATAAAGTTTAGTACCTAAAACATTCTGCATGTACTGTATTTGGCATCTCCAAATAGTAGGATTTAAGAGCTTCATATCAACGTTCTCGTCAATCTCGCTGTTTTCCTTTAAGAAATTTTCATCAAAAAATAAAGCTCTACTCATAAATATCAATTTTAATAAAAGCTTGACCAAGCAATTCTGAAGCTACACCTGAACCATCAAAACAAGAAAAAGTCAATTCATCAGGCCCCGTAATATTTACTCTTATTGTTTGAGCAGTTCCTCCTGTTGTGTCACCCATTGTAACTAAAGGGATTACATTATTACTATTTAAAGTTGTTAATCCGGTAAACGTTAAAGTGTAAACACCTATTGAACTTCTACCCCAAACTGGGACAACCCCCGTGCTATTTAAAGCTGGTAAAGCTGCTATAGGTGGTAATATTGATAACTGTGTTATTCTTGTAGAATACACTAATGAACTTGTAGAACCACCATTAAGTATCTTTTGAAAAGCTTCTCTAATTTCAACATTGTTTTTTGTCCCGTTAATGTCCATTGAGATATCAATCTCGTCTATGTCTGCTTGTGTTAATGCCATAATGGTTTATTTTCTTGTTACTAATCGTTGCTCCCAAATATGTCTACAATATGGATGCGTTGTACCTGCTTTTGGGTCATTCCAAAAACCACCCCTTGAGCTAAACACATCCAGCCCCTGGTCGTTATTCATAGCGTTTATATCTGCTATTGTCCAACTCCTAGATTTTGAAAGCCTTACAAGGTTAGAACAAAAATCCCTAGTGCCTGCAATTTCTTCCTCCTGTCCTTTAAGTTCAAACCTTAAACCGTATTTATAAACTACGAATATCTCTTGTTGAACTTGTTGTCCTTCTGGTGTTGGTATTCCGTTCTCAACTAAACCCTCAGATTCTAATTCGCTTAATAAAGAATCTATTTCAGAGCCATCTAATCCGGTTAACTCTTCTAATTCTGTTTTGGTTAAATCAGGAGTTGCATTTAAAACACCTAGTAAAGCGTTTGCTTTCTTTGATTCAAACTTGAATCTATCGCCTTGGCTAATCGCGTCTTGCGTGTTGTTGGCAAATAGTTCTCTTGAATCTATTAACTCTAATTCACTGTCATCTGTTCCGCAGTTCTCAAACGCTTTTATTAGTTTACCTTCTTGTTCCTTACTAAATTCAGTGCTTAATGTTTCAGTTGTTTTAGTAATAGGCCCAGTCGTTGTCAATCCTACTAGTTGTCTAACCTCTTCAAGGCTCATTGCATCTAGTACTTTAGTTGCTACTAATGGTGATAGCGTTGCAATTGCTTCAGATACTTTATTTACCTCAAACTCAACAGGGTCTAATCCTGCTTTCTCTCTAACTTCGTTGGTACTTAATACAGATAATAAAGCCGCTTCACTTAAAGCTTCTGTAACAGGCTCTAATTCTTTAATAAAGAACTCTCCTTTTATCTCGTTTATATCTGCTAATGAATTAAAGAAGTCCTCTAATACTCCCTGTTGTTGTGAAACATAAGTTACCTGTAACATTTCGCTTGCTACTCTTAATTCGTCTGCGTTGTTATTAAAGCCGTTAGCGTTGCTTAAACCTATTAAGGTAGGGTTGAACCCGTGACCCGTGTAAATCTCGTCTCTAATCTGTTCGTTTAGATTTAAGAATCTATCATCTTGACCGTTTGCTGATAATGGCGTGACCTCAATACCTGAGTCTTTATCTTCATTGAAACTTAGTATAGGGTCTCCGGCTTTATCTCCACCGTGTTTAGTTGCTTTCCATCTTTCCTCTATCTGAGCTTTTTGATTCTCGCTTGGTTCACCTCCGTAAAAGTTAACTAAAACCCCTGCACTAAATCCTTCTCTTACATTATTATAAGTGAAGTTTCCTATCTCGTAATCTGCTGCAATGTAAGGAATCGCTCCGATATACTCAGGCAATGGGTAGTCTCCTAAATTTGGTCTATAATCTTTATAGTAAACTAAATACTTTTTATCCTTATCTACTTCTTTCCAGTCCCAAGGGAACTCATGAAATATTTGAAAGTCTGGGTTGTCTTGTGGTTTTCTATTTGTCCAATCACAAGTGTAAGCGTACACCCTAGGCTTAACCGTTCCGTCTTCGTTGTACTCTTTTTTCTTAACTCGTACTTTGCTAAAATCTAAGTGGTGAGCCATTCCAGAATCTCCCTTTTTATTAGGTATCATCTGAGCCGCAAACCCTCCAAAGATAACTCTGTCAAGTGATAAGTCTCTTGTTATTTTAGATGCTTCTAACTCCGCTATAAAGCCCTGTGCTTTTAGCTTAGTGTTTAAGTCTTGTTTCTTTTCTTCAGTCTTATAGTTAACGCCCCAACCTTCACCAACAATGTAAGTATTCTTACCATTGATAATAGCGTTGTTCTTTGCGCTTGAATTATAAAGCCAGATAAGATAGTCTCCGTATCTATTTCTCCAGGTTCTATCTTCCTTATCATAGCCCCATACAACCCAATCATTCCCTTTCTCTTCTTTGAATACAGGAACTTTATGAGATGCGAAGTCTATCAACTTACCGCTCTTACCTAGAAAATAATTATAACGTTGGGACATGTGCTGTGTAAGTTATTTTTATTTGGTGTGCATTATATTGTGAAACTTCATCATCAAAAACATTACAAGTGCCTCTCGATATTGGCGTAGTGTTGTCTGATAAAGAAGGATCTAAATTGGTTGTGCTGGTTTGCTCATAAATAAAGTAATGATACCTACCAACGTTTCCCAAAATAAGCGAAGAGTTTAAAGGGTCGTCTACTCCTAATGTAATATTAAATAGATTACTTCTCTCTCTCGCTGGACCTGCTAAAGATACATCTTGACAAATCGCATAGTAATTTACTTTTGTTTGGTCGTTCTGCCATTCAAATAAGTATACCGGATTTGTTATGGTTGTATCTTCTGCAAGCGTTAAACCTACATTATCGTTAGTCGTTGCCTTCTGTAGATTCACTCTTTTTTTTCTTTGATTTAAAAACGTCTAAGCCTAATTCTTTATAGAATTTAAACATCTTCTTATCGTTTACTATTGTTTGCGTGATAGTCATTCCGTTATCCGCTTTCGCTGTCACGATACTACCAATACATTCTTCTCTTAACTCCATAATGTAAATATACAAAAAAGGGGGTTTACTCCTAAGAATAAAAACCCCTTTGTTATTATGCTATTATTAACCCTGATACAACTGTTGAATCAACAGTGTAAGGATAGTTCTTTTCTTGAGATGTGAAACCTAATTGATAACCGTTTTGCTCACCAACTAAAACACCCGTTTGAGAGCCGTTAGTTCCTCCCATCTTTTCAGCTCCATTATCTAAGCCCATGATATGATAAATATCGTTTTGGTCTTGGTAGATAATTACAACTGGATTAGATGTAAGTAATTTAAGTTCTACATTCTTAGTGTTTGAAAGCTTATTCATCATAAAGCTCAATACAGTTTCTTCAAACGTAGTACCCAATAATGGGTCATGGTTCTCAGTTGTAACCGCTCCAGCAATATTCTTTTTAATCTCATATCTGTAAAAGCTTGTTGCAGCTTCTTGAGTTAATGCTGTTACTTCTCCTGCCACTACTGTATTAGCTGTAATATTTACCCAAGATGCTATCAAGATAGAACCTTGTTTAATACCTCCAATGCTATCGTCACACTCGTATAAAAACCCTTGAGTTAAAGGGCATGTCGCTACTGCCATAATTTTAAAGTTTTAAATAAGGGGGACTCTCACCCCCTAATATTATTAATTACGGTACTAGTGTAAACTCTACAATCTCGTTTCCGAATGCGTACTGAACACCTCTTTTGAAAGTGATATTCATCTTGTTTACTCTATCATCTTTAGAATACCATACATCTAAGTTGTCCTCATCAGAGTCTCCATCCATACCGATAGTAATGTTTGAATCTCTAGTAAGAATCATTCTTTCAGCTCCTGCTACTCCAGGGAAACCTATAGAACTTTGTACTCTTACAGACGTACCATAAAGAACCTCAATTCCGTCTTCACCTTTAAAGTGAAATAGGTTTGCGTTTTTAAGTGCAATTACATATTTCTTGTAAACTGAAGGCGGCATCCATAATGTTAAATCTGTTGCCTCTGAAATATTATCTGGGATAGAAGACCACATACCGTCTAGGATATCTAAAACGTTTGCAGTTGTAATTCCAGTTAATGCTGTAACGCCACCCGTGTTACCATCTACAACCGTACCATCTGCATCAACGATAACTAAAAGCCCGTCATAGTAAGATAAGTTATTTGTACCCGAAAGCAAATCACCTTGAACATCTGAGATAGTCAACTGGTTAGCCATTGCATTCATTTTCTTTTCCATCCAAACTCTTTCAATGTCTCCTGGGATTACTTCTTCTCCTGCTGCACCTTTTTGAACCATTGTTTGAGTCCAGAACCCGTTAAGGTCTTTAGTACATAAGTCTTCGTTTACTTGGATAGCTCCAACTGTAATCGTTCTTTGTGTGAAAGTAGTCGTATCACTTCCTGTGCGAGAACAAGCATCCGCTTGAAACACTACATCAGTAGATAAAAACTGTAAGTTAGAAGAGCCTTTAATACCCGTTTGGATATTTGCTCTTTCTGCCAAACCTCCAACCGCTTGCATTTGCGCGATTAATGGGAAGTCTTGGTCTTCAATATAAGCCGCTAAGGCTGTTACATCAAATGCCATAATTTAATTTTTTGCTTTAATTTCTGTATGAAAATAATTCTTCGGCTTCTCTTGTCCGAATCTCTTCTGTTTAACCTCAGCAGGTTTTTCTTTAGGTTGCTCCCCTATCTTTTCAAATAGATTTAAAACCTCTTTCATGAAGTCTACCTTTTCAGCTTTCTCATCTGATAACGCTGTAGATAAGTCTTCAACTTGCTTACTGAATTTATCAGTTACCTTTTGTACTTCTTCAGCTACCGCCTCTTTAAATACTTTTTCAGTTACGATTGATTCAATAATTCTTTTTGCTTCTTTTACTTTATCATCCTCAGATAACTCTTCAGTAACTTCTTCCTCTTCTCCTTCTGGTGTATTTACAGCGGCGATTAAACCAGCTTTTTCAACTACGATAATTCTACCGTCTTGAAGTTCATATTTACCTACGGGTAAAGGTTGAGCTATTTCGTTATCCATTACAACAGCAGCAGCACCAACCTCAACAGATGGCTCTACCATAATCATTGTACCGTCTTCCAAAGCAATTTCTTCAAATTTTTCTCTATCAAATTCTAACTTTGATTCTGTTTTAACTTCTTCTTTTGTTACTGCTGCTTTTGCAATATCTTCAACCTGTGAATCTGTTAAATTGAATCTTTTGAATAGGCTTGATACTTCTTCTTTAAAACTCATAATTATTAA